GGATAATTTTGACAGAAGTCTCAATGTCAAATTCAGTACGTACGCTGTGCCTATGGCATTAAGGTGGTGCTATACCGCATATACACTACATTCTTTTTGACACATGACGCATTATGTGTCTTTTTTATTGCTATTTTTTAGGCTATATGTTATGTTGATTGTGTACTTAGGAGGTATATTGATGATTGATATATCTAAGCTGATAAAGGCTGAATATGAGTACATAAGATTAAATGCTAACTTCACAGAGCGAGAATTACAACTGTATGAGTTGCGCAACAAACAATACACATATGAAATGTGCGCCGAGTTGATGAATATGAGTGTGTCGACAATCAAACGGATAGCACATCAGGTAGACCGAAAGATAAACCGGGTGATACAATAATGACACTTTGGTGAGCTGATTATGAGCGGATAACGAACTCGTTACCGCTCTTTTTTTATGCAAAAATAGGGTTATAGGAGGTGGCTTATGATTACCGACGAAATGCTGGAACGTATTTTTTCTAGGGAAGATGTGGCAAAAGTGCCACTTATATATCAATCGACAATGATACACGCAATTGACGAAGAACTTGAAAAGGAGAAATCAGATGATAGCACAGGCACCTTATCAAAATATGATTTATAGTCAGCCGCAAATGGCTTATACACCCCAAATGTACAATCCATGGACAACTAGGCCACAATCTCAGGTTCAGCCTATGCCAGTAGAGCAACCTCAACAAGTAATGCAGCCACAAGTAAAGCCACTTACAGGTAAGGTTGTTCAAACTTTAGAAGCGATAACGGCAAACGATGTTCCAATGGATGGCACCGCTGCTTTTTTCCCTAAACAAGATTTGTCTGAGATTTATGTTAAGGGATGGAACGCAGAAGGACAAATTGAAACAATCGTGTATAAGCCTGTTAGAGACACAAAACCGACACAGGCAGTAAATAATACTTTTGATGCAGAAAAATTTAAAATAGACCTATCAGAAAGCGTTACAGAGGGTATTACAGCAAGATTAGATAATCTGTATTCAAAAATCGAAGAAATTGAAAGTAAATTAACAAGTTCTCAGAGGAAAAATTCGCGATCACAAAGTAAAGGTGGTGACGAAGAGTGAACCCAATTAACATTTTTCAAATGATGAAAGCTGGCCCACAACAGTTTATACAGCAGATGATGGGAAATAATCAGATTATGAGTAATCCTATGATGAAAAATACTATCAATATGGCACAACAAGGCAACGTACAGGGTATAGAGCAAATGGCGAGAAATTTGTGCAAAGAAAAGGGATTAAATGCAGATGATGTATTTAATCAGATAAAAAGTAGATTTGGTAATTAGTAGCATATTAGATGTCTTTGCAAATTACCTAGGTGACATCTTTATGAATATATTTTCAGGAGGTAACAATATGTTTTCAAACTCAAATTGTGCCAGCGTACCTTTAGTGGCTAACATTGATGGTAATGGCAATAACAATGGTGGTTGGGCTGACGGCGGATGGCTTTGGATAATCGTTGTATTTGCCTTGCTCTTTGGATGGGGCAATGGTGGATTTGGCGGTTTTGGCGGCAACAATGGTGGTGGCTATGTTGCGACAGCAGCTACACAAGCTGATATTCAGAGAGGATTTGATAATTCAGCAGTTATCAGCAAGTTAGACGGCATTTCTAACGGACTTTGTGATGGATTTTATGCCATGAACAACAGCATGCTTACTGGTTTTAACGGCATTAACACAAATATCATGCAGACAGGCTATGGCATACAACAGGCGATCAACGCTGACACTGTAGCTGGTATGCAGAACACAAATGCTATTCAGGCAACCCTTAACAACATGGCTGCTCAGAATGCCGCTTGTTGCTGTGAGACTCAGAGACAGATTGAGAGAGGTTTCTGCGACACCAACTACAACATGGCTACACAGGCTTGTGAGACAAGACAGGCTATCGAGAACAGCACGAGAAGCATCCTTGATTTCCTGACTCAGGACAAGATAGCCACATTACAGGCAGAAAACAATAGCTTAAGGCTCGCCGCATCACAGGATAGACAGAATGCACTTCTGACTACTGCAATGACAGCACAAACACAGCAGATTGTCAACTCTGTAAATCCTACAGCTATTCCAGCTTATGTTGTGCCTAATCCTAATGCTTATGCTTATGGATGTGGTTGCAATGCAGGCTGTGGCTGCTAAAAGTAGCAGCTACGTAAAAGCGAATAATTGAGTATCTTAATTGAGTTTAACTCGATTATGTCTGCTATGCAGTATTACTTTTAACCCAAGGGCAGACTGAAATATGTTTGCCCTTATTTTATGAAAGAGAGGTAAAGATAATGGAGATAACAGGGATTGCATTACAAACAGTTTCCGCAGGCGAAGATGTTGCATTTACAGAAACACCGGTATGTGGCACTAAATGCATAGTTCACAGACAAGGAAGCGGAATTATCAAGCTAAGAGGCATTACAAATCAGTGCAAGGCAAGATTTTTAGTATCCTATAGCGGTAATATCCAGATACCAACAGGCGGTACAGTTGAAGCTATCTCACTTGCTATTGCAGTAGATGGAGAGCCTTTGCAGTCAACACGAATGATTGTAACCCCAGCCGCAGTCGAGAATTTCTTTAATGTGTCGGCACAGGCTTATATTGATGTGCCTTGCGGTTGTTGCAGTACAGTAGCGGTGCAGAATACATCGGCACAGGCTATTGAAGTGCAGAATAGTAACTTAATCGCAGTAAGGGAGGCTTGATGATATGCATAAATGGGCTAAACAGATTATGGAATGTGTCAAGGCGAAAGTTGAAGCAATCGGATTAGATAATTTTGAGGGGCAGAACCTTGACGATTTAAAGGATTTTACAGAAATAGCGAAGAACATAGCTTGCTTTGACAAGGATTACAGAATTGTTGAAGCTATGGAAAAATCAGAAGATAATGAGGACATTATGCGTATGGTTGAACAGTACGAAGATTATCCAGATAGAAGATTCTATGATAACTACCGCTATGCTAATGGCAGATTTGCGCCGAAAGGCAGAGGAACAAGGCGCGGTTATATAGAGCCTCCTTACTATCATCAGATGCCAGACGATTATAGGACATGGGAAGATAAGCCAGTGCAGGAAAGAATGAGAGACCTTGATCGCATGAGTGGTAGAATGCACTATACAGAGCCAACGACTGCTACAAGAGACAGCAGAGAAGGCAAAAGTGGCATGATGAGGAGATCATACATCGAGGCTAAAGAAATGCATAAGGATAAAGACACAACTATGCAGGAACTTGAGAAGTACCTCAAAGGAGTTAGTGAGGACATTACAGATGTGATCGGCAGCATGACCCCGGAAGAGCGGTCGATGCTCAAATCAAAAATGTCTACACTTGTAACAAAACTGTAACAATTACACATGATGTATATAAGCGTGAGGGAGTGCAAAGTCGCTCTCTTGCGTTTTAAGGGGGCATATAGATTGAATTTTGAATTAAATAGTATTCAATGGCAAATTGTATGGGTAGACAATAAAAACTCGTTATTGAGCCGTACAGATGGCTCTATGAGCGTGGGAGTAACAGACATGAATACCCACTGCATATATTTGGCTAAAAGTTTGCATGGGGCATTTCTACGTAAAGTGATTATACATGAACTATGTCATTGCGTTTGCATGTCATATAACATATATATGCCGATAGAACAGGAAGAGATGCTGTGTGACTTTGTTGCTACATACGGCGACCAAGTATTTGAAATTGTTGATATATTAACAGGATATATGGGAGATAGAATGTATGGATAACATAGATAAGATATTAAAATATATAAGACGAACCAATCCGGACATGACCCGACAAAAGTTGATAGAAGAGTTAGGACAATCACACTATATTGCCAAAGCCCTTGTTATAGCATCAAATCAAAAATAAAAATTAATTTTTCAAAAATTCTTATAAAAAATATTCGGATTAATGTATACCCCCCCTATCAAATAATTCTGAAAATTTCGGACGGTCAAAAAATTTTTCCTCAACTTTTTCTCAATTTCATGCGAGTTTTATTCAGATCTTTGAACAGAATTGAAACACTTCAACGTGGTGAAGTGAGACATAACCCAAACCGGGATCAGCCACACGGCGAAAGAATACCGCCGACAGGCTTATAATATGCCATTGTCTCCGCGATAGTTTTTTGTTTACTGCTTTGCGTGTCGCTGTTAATAGATTTACACGTCCACACATTCAAAAAGCCTTAAAACGCAAATAAACGCGTTGTTATATTTACTTATACAACAGCAGTATAAAACCGGGCAAGATCAACCACCAGAAACGGCAGCAGAAAAGCGCAATTAATAAGCCGTCACAGATAATATAATTGCATAAAATTACACAAACAATTCACACAATTGAATATAACTATACAGTCAATAAAGCTATACATGAACAGCATAGCACACAGGTGCAAATATAGCAATATTATATTATCAAAGATCAGAAAGCCGCCCGGCTGGAATTGAACCAGCCACAACCCACTAGAAGCGGCAAAAGGGCACACATGCGCCCTAAAAAATGTATTTGATATTATACAGGTCAATTACTTCTCCGCTTTCTTCAACACCGCGGAAAAAATTAAAATGTGTAGAGTCCATCAGTGGCGCAGTTTTAGCAAACTGCAATAAAAATTCTCTGCCGCATGGCTTTAGTCTGCCGTGCTCCCATTGATCAGCTTCTAACTCGCACCATGTAACACTTAGGCCCCGCGGGATGACTATATATTTTTTAAAAATTTTAGGAATTATAATTTTTCTTATTTCAGATTGTAAAACCTTAGATGTTATATATTCATCATATATATCTTTGTACGCGTCATGCTCTGACATTATATGTATTTTAGCCGCACAATCTACTTCAAGCAAAGCCACCCCATAGTTGGGAAAAGAATTTTGATTACCTAACGGACTAAATAAATAGACTTCTTGGGTGCTATTATTAGACCTTAGACCGCTGGCCCAGTTATCATTTTTACAATCGTCCATGCTTAATATCCCATTTTCTGCGATTGCTTGTAAATCGCAGAGATCTACATTTTTGTATAATATCATATGCGTTCATACCTCCTTCACTTATAATATCAAAAACAAGGGGAATGTGTAGCCCTTTGTTTAAAATAGCAGCAAGGGGCGGAATCGAACCGCCCGAAATTCCTTTAATTCTTGCCGATTTTACGAGAATGCCCGGCGGGCTATCTCGTCTAATATTTTATTTTTATTGTCATCCGTTGGAGCAAGAAGCCAACCCGGAACAATAACATAATTAACACATTTAACACCGTTTATGCTTCTTTCCTGTCTCTTCACCTGCGGGTTAAGATCCATTGCACCAGTGTAAACACCTTCGCCGTCCAGCCTTGTAACATCAACGGCGATATATTCCGCCTTTCCTCTGCGTCCTCTTAACAGCTCAACAATTATCTTATTGCCGTTCTTATCCAGATCAGTAAAAGTTATTACCTCTCTGTAAATTTTGCCATCGTGCTGCGCTCTTATTTCCTCTGTGTAATTCCTCATTTTTTTGTACCTCCTGTTTTATTGTGCCCTGTCTCATCGGTGCAGGTGGGGCAGTTCCTGCAGACCGCCTAGTGGCGGTTTCGACTATTTTCTTGAATAAAATTCTTTCGATGCATCACTTGACCAGTTCGGCATAATGTTTTTAAAATCTTCATCATAGATGAATTTTAATGTTTCGCAAAAAGTTTCATACCGGGCTTTTTCAGTGCTTTCAAAAATGCTTTTTTCAAACGAATCATTTTCTAAACAATTCATGTATAAATCTTTATAGTATTCTTTGCATTCGCTTAAATTTTTCATATTTTCCCTTTCTGGTCTGCCATCATCAGAGCCGGGAGACCGTCTCCGGCTGACGCTCCAACTTTCGGAGCGTTTCGGCTAAAATTTGAACATGTCCGCCGGTGCAAGAATTGAACCTCCGGCGCACTTGGCATATATAATCGGATCGCCGGGGCCATATATAATCGGATCGCCGGGATCACATTCCTTTTTTATTCTTTGTGCGATCTGCTCCGGTGTTGCCTCGGCTGCTTTGTAGCAGTCTAACATAATGTTATATGTTGCCTTGCTGATCTGCTCCCATTTCGGGGCACATCCTGTTGGAACGTTGTGATAATATCTCATGTTTTTATACCTCCTTAACAATGAAATCATGTTCAATTGTTCTGATCTGATCTTTGTTTGCTTTTACCTCTCCGATATAACTTTTTGTTGCTCTGTCATAAATTTTAATTATTCTCATTTTTTTATTCTCCTTTGTATTTTCTGCCTTGCTATCCACCAGGCACCGGCGGCAAGCTCTTGCAAGTCGTCAATGTCTGTCATGTGGAATTGTCAAGGTGTTTTTTCTGTTCCTTTCGATAGTTCAATAATACTCTAATATTAGAATATTGTCAACACTTTTTTATTCTATTTTTAGAATATTTTTTGCTTGACTTTTAGTATTGCTATATATATAGTAGATACATACCCAGCCGGGGCGAAATTACTATATATAAGGAGGTGCGCAGATTGATAGTATATAAGACGGATATATTTAAACTGTTAAAGGATCGCGGATATAATCAAACAAGGATCCAGCGTGAAAAATTATTGCCAGCCCAGACAGCGCAGAACATAAAAGCCGGTAAAAGTATTACGCTTGATACTCTCAACAAAATATGTGTGATGTGCAAATGTCAACCGGGGGATCTGGTGGAGGTGATCCCATCAGATGAGGAAAAATTAAAATATTACTAAAAATATATTGACAATATTCTAATATTAGAGTAACATATGGTTAACAGATAAAGCAAAGGACAACCGCCAGAGGCGGAGAAAGAGAGGAGCAAAATGAAAATTACAGGAATAGGAGTTATAAACAAAAATAAAGTTATGTCAATATTGACAAGAGAGGGCCGCGAGGCGGTAAAAGCCGGGGAGATCACAATTGAGGAGCTCGGCGAAATGTACAAGCTCCAGCTTGTACGGCAAAATGCAAAAATAATATAGCGAGCTTATACCCGCTATATTAAAAACCTTATTGTTTCAATCCGTGACCGCTGGAGTTGCTAGCGGTCCATCATATCAAGCAACCATGATATGAGACTACTATATAATAATATACGATACTGAGGAGGTCAAGAAAAATGGTAACAATTAAAAAGGTAAATGAGCAGTTAGAAAAAAAGAATAATGTAAACAAAGTCTGGATAAAAGAAAATGGTGATCTTGTGATACATACAAACGGCGCAGCCATGCCGGCAGGAATATATAATAACCCGGACGATTATTGCGAGGTTACGGACGTTTATTTTGATTGGGCATCTGGAGCAGATGGAAAATACAACACGGCTAGAATTATAGCTAGTGCCGCGAATGATTTTTATAACAAGTAAAAAACATTGTCGAACTTTGCCACACGGTTATTATTGATATAATAACCGTGTTTTTTTATGCTTATTATATATTTAAAATGTTGGAGGTATAGAAAAATGTTGAAACGTGGTTATTGTTATAAGTTAAATATAAAGAGCTGTCAAACAATGATAAAGGAGTATAACAGAGCAGCGCAGAAGAAAGGACTGCCCCCGGCGTCTATGTGTGACATATTCGCGATCTTTGAAGAGGGAAACGGCCGGGCGCGCTGCATGTTGGATTTTGGGCCTTATTCGCATGTATGTGCTAGTGTCTGCATAGATCAGCTTGAGCAACACAGAGCCGGGCGACAGAATGACGGAAGCTGGAACTATCCAACATTGTTTGATCTGTCAGAGCGGGAGGCAATAAAGGAATATAACAGAATGTGGGATCAGGTCGCAAACTGGCCATAAAACAAAATGTTGACAAATAAATAAAACAATGATATATATTTTATTGATGTTTTTTATTCATATCTAAACACTAAAGAGGTTAACCGCATAGAGTATATTAAACTGTATTCTATGCGGTTTTTGTATATGTATATATATAATATATAGCTAGAGAGGAGGCAAGGACATGACAGAGACGGCGGAAAGTTTCGAAAATGACATAAAATTATATTTACAGCAATTTTGCGAAGAGCAACAAATTGATAACCTGCGATCTGTTAGCCAAACGGTGTGGAATGCCTGCTTAATATATATATATAATCATGCTTTTAAGGGCACTAATAGATTAAAAATACAAGGTAAATATGCTAATTATAATAATAATAATAGTAATCTAGCTATGTCTAACTGTGGAGCTTATAATATAGAGTATGTTAATTATATATGTGATTATTATATATATATGTGTGGTCTATATGATAAAGGCTGTACTATAAGTGGCTTCTGTAAATTAACTGGTATTAAACATGATACCATATGGGACTGGGGCAGAGGCGCGAGGGTGCTTGACCCATCGGCCCGTGAAATTTATGAAAAATTGATTACAGAATACGAGGATTCCGGCGAGTCAAAATTGTGGAGTAATAAAAATCCGGTGGCTATGGCTATGATTATGAATAGGCGGTTCAGTTGGAATTTGCCGGGCGTGAGCCGTGAAAGCGTAGAAAAACCAGCCTTATCTGCTGCCGATGTGCGACAGATGCTAGAGTTAAATTGTGCCAAACTTCCAGACAATTCAGCACAGGCGGAGACTATAGAGGTTGACTGCACCATGTCAAATTGTACGAACAATTCAAACAATTTAGGACAGGCTGAAAACGTAGGAAATAAGGCACTTTTTGACGGTAACAACACGGAATGAATACATAACTGTGCGTGAAACGTGGGTTTTGCGAATAGATACAAAGGCATAGGCGGCATAATGGCAAATTGTGCGAACAATTAAAACAATATTAGCACATAGACAAAATGAGTGCTAAAAAAGATCACTGGAGGGGGTGGGGGTGTGACAGGACCTCAGGAGAGCCCTTACTAAGCCCCCCAAATATTTTTAAAATAAAAAAGGCCTTATCAGCCACATATAAATATATCAAGTATAAATCTACACATGACACCATATATACATAAAACAGCAATACATTATCTGAAAAACATATAGACAAAATCCGAATAATGTGTATATAATACATACATAACAGTTATCTATCGGTCAGATAGATATTCTTTAATCACATCAGACAAAACTATAAAATCCCCAAAAGGAACAAAATGAACGGAATTGAATATCAGATGGCTGCCATGCGTACAAATGATGGCAGGAATAGAGATAGACTTCTTAATGCTGTTTCAACAACAAATGGAATAGACGTTGCTGAACTGCTTAATGGTGTTATAGGTCTTACAGGCGAGTCGGGAGAAGTTGCTGATCTTGTTAAAAAGGGCGTATTTCACGAAAAAGGCATAGACATAAATCACTTGAAGAAAGAATGCGGCGATGTAATGTGGTATGTTGCCATGATCTGTGATGCAAGCGGTTTCACCCTTGATGATGTTATGCAGACGAACAAAGAAAAACTTGAAAGTAGGTATCCGGAAGGATTTGACACTTGGAGAGCCAACCACAAACAGGAGGGCGACATATGATTGAACTTATCGTTTTGCTTTGGATTGCAATAAAACTTAATGCTCCTGTTTGGATATATATATTGTTGGGCATAATTGCTTTAATTAAGGCTGTGGCGTTTGGAATAAATCTCAGCAAGAATAACTAAACATTGGGAGGTAATCACTATGGCAAAAGATAAATGCAGCAATTGTGAATACTGCATAACAGAAGATGGCGACAAGGTTTGTAACAATCAGAATAGCGAATATTATTCAGATTATGTTGAACCTGGACATGTATGTTTGGATTATGAGGGCAAAAACAATGAGTGTGACTGATGATATTCTGAAAACTGACTACAGTTTACAATTTGATGAAAAACGCAAGGCTTTAGTGGTTCAAAGTCATTATAAGTATGGCAGAGCTGGAAGAAATTTTGCCACAGGCAACGTTGATGCAATAGGCAGCCTTGAAAAATGCCTTGCAAAGTTTAAAGAGACAGGGAATACGGAATATCTTCTTGATGTTGCCAATTATGCTATGTTCAGATATATGTGGCCGCAAAGAGGAGAATACTTTAAGCATACCGATAGTGATGAATCGGCCGGAATAGTCGGTATGAGTGTTAATGAAATGGAAAAATACAAATAGGGTTATTGCCAAGTGGTAAGGCACAGGACTTTGACTCCTGTATTCGAGGGTTCAAATCCCTCTAGCCCCGCTACTGAGTATAGGCAGTTGTTGCAAGTAGCCTTTCCACCTATACAGTCCACCATGACTAACCATGGGAGCCTTGAGACCATACAAGGCGAATGTGAATGATTAGCTCAGTTGGGAGAGCAATAGATTTTTAATCTATGGGCCATGGGTTCGAATCCCATCTCTGCTATTTGTTGGCCAAAGTTAAGCTCTTTCTGAGCATTGGGTCTATGGCTTGACTAACAATCTTAAAGCTTAAGGAGGCCGGATAGCAACCGGATAGAGTATTGGTGGCAGAGTCCTACTTGAATTAAAAAAAATGCCTTGATTTGGAAAAATTAAGGAAATGCACACTGGAACAATAGTCATAGTCAAGTGGTCAAGACATCGCCATTTCACGGCGGTAACGAGGGTTCGACTCCCTCTTGTTCCATTACAAAAACAGAGATGTATGGTTGTGAGGTGAAATATGGCTGGTGGTGTACATAGGTGCGATCCGGATAAGTTTTCAGAGGCAGTAGCAGAATATATGGCTGGCAGAGTTACACAGGCTAAAGCTGCGCAGATAGCCAGAATGAGTATTCCAACCTTTTTGAAATACCTCAATATGCTATTTAGCGGAGAACCATTTCCAGACACATTGTTTGTTTTTGAAGATAAAGGAAAAGTCAATGAAAGTAATAATGACGGTGGACAATCGTAAACGAGAATACACAGAAGAGCACTTTAGAAGTGGCAATCCTGAAAAAGACGGCAATTATATTGTGGTATCACGCACAGGTGCTATTTGTCGTGATACATACACAGTTGGCAAAGGTTGGGAGAAGTCGGAGAATGATGACAATACGGAGTATCTGCCTGAATCGTGGGAAAGGGCGAAATTATGAGAAGGTTTAAAACTTATGACTATTGATGTTTTAGGGACGAAATATAAGATAATCAAGAAGAAAATGCATGATAAAGGGTATGACGGCTATTGCGACTACACATCGAAGAAAATTGTTATCAGAAAAGACAACTATAACAATGTCGGCAATTTCGATTGTCTAATGAAAAAGCAGTTACGGCACGAAATAATACATGCCTTTTTATCAGAAAGTGGGTTACAATCAAATTTTGAACATTGCCAGGAATTTGGACATGAAGAAACAATGGTTGATTGGATTGCAATTCAATTTCCTAAAATTTTGAAAGTGTATCAAGAGTTGGACATTTTGTAATGCAATGAGTGCATGGAAGATTTTGAGGGGTTTACGAGAAATGAAAACACTAATTAATTTTGTTAAAAAATTAAAAACATTTTATCAATTTTACAGAGATTATGAATACGATGGCAATGTTTGTCGATTTATAATTGAGAACTATCAAGAAGTTTTATGCAACCGTACAAAGACGATGAGCAAACCTACATATTATGCAAAAAGTGTTATTGCTCAAATGGATAGGTGGTATGAAGATAGTTGGAAATCTATGTATAAATGTGAACCATTTGAGACGGCAGAAGAAAAAATTATGATAAAATCCAATGGCGAAACTGCACAAGTGTTTATTGACGGCAAAAAAGTAAATTGCACGGACATGGAGTTACATTTTATTGGTCATGCAAACCAAAGTCCAATGATTAAAGTTAATGCACGATGGCATAAAACGGATGAAAACGGAAACACAATTCTGAATGAGGATAAAACCGCCATATTGACAGAGGGAATAAAGATAAATTGTTAGGAGTGATATTATGAAAATATCAGAGATGAATAACTGTATTGAGAAAATGCGTGAGTGTTACAAATTTAAAGATGATGAAACAGAAATCCGCATAGGAGATATTAAAAGCATCTCCAGTAGATATGTGACTGTTTGCACAAAAGATGATAATGGAACTCAAATTGAAATGACAAGGTATGCAGATGAATTAGTAAATGTTTAGTTATTGATTATCAGTGGAAAGGAATTTTTATGAAAAAATTTTTTAAAATCATTATTCCCACTATTGTTATTGTTATTAGCATTGTTGCACTGATATTATTTTTAAATTGGGTTAATAAAACCGAAAAATACGAATGCGAAATAGAAGAGATACAAAGTGGAATTTACGCTAGATACCAAAGTACAGTTTCACGCGCCCCTGCTTACAACTATGAGATAATTACAGTTTGTATAAACAGACAACTGATAACCTACAATGGAAGTGTTGAATTTATTTTTACAGAAGATGAGAACAAAATCGAAGTTACAGAAAAACCCAATATGGTTCGCAACGATAAAATCATCGTCTATACTTCAAAAGACAGTGTTGAATACTTAGGAACTGTAGGAATTGGCAAATAAATATATTACCGGCTACAGATTGATTGTAGCCGCTACCCTAGAAAAATTATAGGCAGAGGCCGTAGCACCTCTGCTTTTTATCGAGGTGCTATTTTTATGTCTGAATTACAGAATTTGATTAAGGATTGCGAAAAATACATAGATATCCGGGGCATAGACGAAACAATTATCAATGCCTATCTTGATACTTGCCAACTAGCCAAAAATGATGGTGATATCACTACAATGCTTGAATGCACGGCAAGGTCAAAGGCGATTGTGAATCAATTTTGTTTGAAACAATTCGGCATGGATATCTGGGAAATTGAGAAATTTGCCCAGGCAAACAAGACAGAGATAGAGCTTGTCAATCAATATTATTCAACACTTCTTACGGAATCCAATGAAGTATTTGAAAGCTTTATGCTGTATTTGGAGCGTAAAAGGCCGATAGAAGAAAGATTTTATCAGCCTAGAATAAATCCGTTGAGACAAGTGGCAAATGGAATACAAGACCTTGTAGATGATAAATTAGACGAATTATTTGTTAACTGCCCTTCAAGAATTGGAAAGACACAAATAGTGAAGTTGGGCTTTTTGTGGTATGGGTCAAAATTCCCTGAACAATCTAATTTGTATACTGCATATTCTGACAAAATAACTGGCGGATTTTACGATGGACTTCTGGAAATTATTCTTGACCCAACATACACATACGGAGAAATGTTCCCTAAAAACGTTGTAAAGAGACCTATTACAGATGGTAAAGATACCACTATAGATATTATTAGAAAAAAGACATACCCAACATTCACAATGAGGTCTATTTATGGAACTCTGAATGGAGCGTGTGATTGTTCCGGTATGGCTGTTGATGATGATTTATTTAGTGGTATTGAAGAGGCGTTGTCAGAAGATAGACAAGCTACCGTGTGGGGGAAGTTTGACAACAATTTTATGAAACGTCTTAAACGTAAAGCAAAACTAATAAATATGGGCACAAGATGGGCTCCTGGAGATGTACAGGGGCGTAGACTTAATCTGTTGCAAAATAACCCAGAATATGCGCAGAGACGATGGAGAGCAATAATCATACCAGCACTGAATGAAAATGACGAAAGTAATTTTGATTATCCATATAACCTTGGATATTCTACGCAGGATTACTTGATGATAAGAGCGTCTTTTGAGGAAAATGATGATATGGCTTCATGGTATGCGCAAGATCAGCAAACTCCTATCGAGAGACATGGAGCATTGTTTAGTACAGACAACATGCAGTTTTTTAATCCAGAAGATTTACCAGATAGAGCTCCGGATAGGATATTTGCAGCAGTTGATCCTGCCTACGGTGGTGGCGATTTTGTAGCCATGCCGATTTGCTATCAGTATGACAATAATTATTATGTTATCGATGCTGTTTACAACGATGGAGATAAAGAAGTCACAATACCAGAAGTTGTTAATCGTATTGCTTGGCATTTAAAAAAATGGGCTCCGAAAACGGCAGAAGTCCACTTTGAGGAAACAAAAACAACCGCGGAATATAGAATACTTTGCGAAAAAGAATGGTCTAAAGTTGGTGCAATGGTTAATGCAACTCATGATCCAGCTCCAAATACCATATCAAAGTTAGATCGAATTAGAAATCATGCGCCGGACATAAGAAAACTGTATTTTATTGATAGAAAACATAGAACCAAAGAATATAATAAATATTTTCAAAATATTATTATGTATAAAACAGAGGGAAAAAATAAACATGATGATGGTGTTGATGCGACTGCACAGCTTTGCGATATGATTTATGGAATCGGGGGCGAATATGCAATTGCAGAACCTGCAATTAACCCATTTAGGAGGTATTGATTGGTGGAAACAAAGGAATACCTACAACAAATAGGCAGATATGACCGACTTATCAATAATAAGCTAGTGGAGCTTGCACAGTATAGATCTATGGCTTGCAGCGTATCAGCAGTCAAAAATGATGAAAGAGTGCAGTCATCACCTAGTTATGACACCATGGACAAAATTGTGTCTAAAATTGAGCAAATGGAAAATGAAATAGACATGCTTGTTGATAGATACATTGACAACAAACGAATAATTATATCCCAGATAGATAGTATGTCTGACGAAATGACTTATCAGATATTATTCTCAAGATACGTTGAGCAAAAGACTTTTGAAAAAATGGCAATAGAGATGAACTATTGTTACAAGCAAATCATACGAAGACATGGTAAAGCATTACAGGAATTTGAGAAAAAATGGGGAAACACATATAAGTAGTCCTTAAATGTCCTAGAATGTCCCATAAAACATATTATATAATATATCATGAACAAGTTGATTGATAAACGCTTTGTTTTTTCTCATACTTTTTCAAACCTCATAAACCCTTTGGAGGCACCAGTAGCTTTACTGGTGCTTTTTTAATGTAAAAGGAGGTACAAACAATGAACGGAATAGATATTAGTGCCTGGCAAGGCGATGAAAATATAGATTTAAGCAAAGTTCCTTTTGATTTTTGCATTGTCAAAGCAACTGAGGGAACAAGCTATAAGAACAGATACTTTGCAGCGCATTGTGATAAAGTTTTGAGTAGAAAAAAACTTCTGGGAGTATACCACTATGCAAATGGCGGAGATCCACAGAAAGAGGCTGACTACTTCCTGGCATACTGCAAGAAGTACATCGGCAAAGCAATCCTCGTACTTGATTGGGAAGCAAGAAACAACCATCTATTTGGTGTCAAGGATCTGGAGTGGTGCTTGCAGTGGTGCAGTTATGTGCAGAAAAAGACCGGCATCAAACCGCTTATCTACATCCAGAAGAGTGCTATGAACGCCGTAAAAAAGGCTGAATACGGCCTGTGGGTGGCTCAGTACCCAGACTATATTGAGACTGGTTATCAGAAACATCCGTGGAACGAGGGAGCTTATAACTGTTTACTCAGACAGTACACATCCGCTGGCAAGCTCCCTGGCTATAACGGCAGCCTTGACCTTAACAAAGCATACATAAGTGCAGCATCATGGCGCAAGCTGGCTACTAAGGCTGTGAAGATTGCCACTATTAAGCCGGTAAAGAAGAGTGTCAATACGATCGCAAGGGAAGTACTTGCCGGTAAGTGGGGCAACGGTGTTGATCGCAAGAGCAGACTGACCAAAGCTGGTTATGACTACAACAAGGTACAGGCTGCAGTAAACAAGCTCGTCAAGACATCACAGATGACACAGGATAAGATCATCAATGCAGTTGCACATGAGGTCATTGCTGGTCGCTGGGGCAACGGACAGGAACGTATCGATAGGCTTAAGGCAGCAGGATATGATCCTGATAAGATTCAAAAGAGAGTAAATGAACTCATGAAGTAGGAGTTAACATGAACAGATTACATTTGCAAGACCTTGTAAGAGGTCACTATGGTAGAAAAATAGCATATACCAATGTAGATACCATCACACCAGATAATATTGTGAATGTAGTCGGTGAGTGCATAGGAGTATTTAACTGGAATAAGCCAATTATAAAGTACTTATGGAATTATTACAAAGGCGACCAACCAATAAGGTATAGAACTAAAGTAATTCGTGATGATGTAATCAATTACATCGTAGAAAATCATGCATATGAAATTGTGCAATTCAAAGTTGGACAAACTTACGGAGAACCGGTACAGTATATCAGCCGTAAAGATGATGATGCAATCAATAATGCGGTTGATGATCTGAATGATTACATGGTAGACGCTTGTAAGCAAGATAAGGACATAAAGGCTGGCGAATGGCAATCTGCCACTGGTACAGCATTTAAAGCTATCCAGTTTAATCCAAACGGTGATGTACCGTTCAGGATTGTTACACCTTGCCCACTCAATACCTTTATCATATACAACAGCAACACCGAAGAACCGATGGTTGCCGTCACAGAACTTAAGGACAGTGATGGCAAGTGGTACAAGCAGTGTTACACAGCTACACATGAGTGCAAGATATATAACAGTACAGTTACAGACTGGAAATTACATGCTTACGGAGATATACCGATTGTTGAGTACCCTAATAATCACGAAAGAATAAGTGATATTGAGCTTGTAATAGATATGCTTGATGCAATCAACAATATGCAATCCAACAGAATGGATAGCATAGAACAGTTTGTGCAGTCGTGGATTAAGTTTGTTAATTGCGACGTTGACAAGGACAAGTTTAAAGCTATGAAAGAAATGGGTGCCTTGGTTGTTAAGTCAACTAACGGCGTCAACAACGCTGATGTAGATGTTATGTCGCAAGAACTTAATCAATCACAGACTCAGGTTGCCAAAGATGACTTATGGGATAATGTACAGACCATCCTCGCAATTCCAACTAAGCAAGGCAACACTGGCGGAGATACGCAAGGAGCTGTCGAGTTAAGGAACGGATGGGATTTTAGCAAGACACGAACAAAGTTAAAAGACCCACTTGTTGCAACATCAGAAAAACGGCTTGCCAAACTTGCGCTTAATGCAATCAGACTGTATGCAGATGATTTAAAACTGACGGTTAGAGATTTTTCAGTGCAGATAAATCATAGTCCACAGGATAATATGTACACCAAAGCTCAGACTCTGGTTGTTCTATTGCAAGCTGGAATACATCCACTTGTCGCAATCAAGACTGTTGGATTGTGGGGAGACGCAGAAAAGACATTTTTACTGTCTAAAAAATATTTGGATAAGTTATATCTAACTATAGATAATGCAGAGCAGCAAGAACAAAAAGCACAAGACATAATAGATAATCTTGGCAACGGAGATAATAACAATGGTGACTAGATATACAGTAGTCCAAGACGGACAAGTGTATGAACCAGGTGATAATGTACCTGATATGGGTAGCATTACCGCATTAGAGTCTAAAGGAAATTATAGAGAATATAACGCTTTGTCTAAGGATATAGATAAGCTACCAACATACGTGTCACTTGGTAGTTCGTGCTACATGATAGACACAACAGACTTATATAAGTTTGACGGCAAGAGTTGGATAAAACAGGAATAGAGAGGTGCGCACATGAATGCAGAGGACGTATACGCATTACTCAACAAGAAAATAAAAAAGGGCGGTATTACCGATGACCAGATAAAACAGATTGTAGAACAGTATCTTAAGGAGAATCCTGTTCAGGTTATAACTGATAATACCCTTTCAGTTGCCGGCACACCGGCTGATGCATTAGCAACAGGAACCGCTATTGATTCGCTAAAGGAAGATATTGATGAGTACAAAGATAATGTTATTTTGCTAAAAAATCGTATTACAACATTTGTTGATGGCAAATTTGTGACAAATGATGGAATATATAATAATGAAACATATGGTTATGTTATTGCAGATGTCGAGCCGAATAAAACATATTCACTTTCGGATTATGGAAGTAATAATTTCTCTTATGTAAAAGATGCAAATAACCATACGGTTGGCAAACTGGCTGATTACAGAATTGGTACAGATGGATATGTGTTCACTATGCCGAATAATGCAAAATATCTGTATCTATGCGGTACTAATATCCATAATAAACAAGGCGATATCGTATGCTTAGAAGTAAATAAACCAATTACAGGGTTAGGACTTACGACAAATATTTTCCCTTATAACATCGTAAAAAGAGTAATTGTAGATAAGCTTTATTTGAGTTTTAAGCAATCTGTCACTGATTATGTTACTGATTATGTTACTGACTATGATCATGTTGGAAATACCCCTACGGAAACATTAACAAATGCATCAGAATTATCGAGTTGGAACTCAACAGTATCTATTAAAAACAATATGGTAGTTGTTGATTGTAAAACAGCTAATAGCGGTGTATTTACAAAGAATCTAGTAAGCGCATCAGACAGTGTTAAAGTACATATTAAAGGAAGTGTAACAAATACAAATTTTGTACTTGATTTTTTAACTTGTTACCATAGAAATAATGGAAAAACATTTTATGGTGGTACTGTATATCCTAAAATTATACCGAATAGTGACGGTAGTTTTGAATATACTACTACTGTTGATTTTGCAAATTTGGCAATACATCAAGATATGAAAGATGTGTTTTTCATTTTTAGAAACAATGTTGATACAGCAATAGAGGGATTAATCAATATTGAATTATTTAACGTATGGGAAATGTCTGAACTTGAGAAACAGGATATTTACAGTGATAGATTACCGAAGATGATTGTAAATCTAAACAGTAAAATCAACAGGATTGAAACATCTGATAACTCAGACATCGAGTATAAAATAGTTTCTCCCAATGGGAATAAATCAGTTCTTTCCATACAGAATGATGGTTCTTTTTATGCTATACCAACTATTCCAAATAAAGTTTTATTTGTTGGTAATTCTTTGCTTTGGGGAATGGGTTCTTATGGAATGTGTGCAAGTAGTCCAAGAAATGATTATGCTTATCTTGTTGAGTAGTCAATACTTGATAAAAATAAAAGTGCAGTATTTACAAAATGTCATGGTGCACAGTTTGAACAAGCTGAAAATGATGCGGAAGCAAAAGCATATTGGAATACAACACCTAATACAATAACTAACAAACCGGCAAGTGAGTCATTCACAACTGATTTAGATTTAATCATTATGCAAGTAAGCGATAATGTATCAACTGATTTAAGGCAAGAAACATTTAACAAAAACCTTGATTGGCTTGTTTCACAAATTAAGATAAAATCACCTAAAGCAAGAATTATATGGGTTGATGGTTGGTTTAATGATAAAAGAACACATGATACTATTACATCTGTGTGTAACAAGTGGAGAATTCCAAGAACCAATATAACGGATTTGAATGGTACAGAAAATCAAGGATATAGCGGTCAGACTTATGAAAAACCAAATGGTGCTACTGGTATAGTAAGTGATAAATGGATTACTCATCCTGGAGATACTGGCATGAGATTGATTGCGGATAGAATAATCAGTGTTTTGGATATGTAATTAACTAAAGAGGGCTTTTGTTACTTGTATTGTTGGAACTGGCTTGACAGGGCGAACTGGGAATTGCTTAAGGTAGCAAGAAAGGTGGTAAGCAATGATAGTAAGAGCAGAAGAACCACAGCAAGAAGTTGTTATAAAAATAGATACCAAAGGAATAGCATGGGTGTACTTATGTCTTAATGAAAGAGTTAAGACAGAGGAATATGCAGAACCCGGAAAGCAATCAAAAACACATACATACTATGAGTATGATGGAACACAGTTTCATGCTCCTGTTGAAAGTCTTAATCTTCAAGACATCAACAACAATCCTCAGAAGTATGACGGCTATGAACCAGCCAAAATACCGTCTGATATTGAGCGTATAGACGCACAAGTAACATACACGGCAATGATGACTAACACACTGCTGACGGAGGAATAGCCTATGTATGAGAAAATAAAAAAATGGTATCAAGTCTATCATATATGGAATGCTGAAATGGTTAAGCAAGCCTGTGATAAAGGGCTGATAACAGAAGAACAATACAACAATATAATCGGAAATTAGCAATCACGTTTGTGGTTGCTTTTTTTATACAAAATTTCGCAAGTGCCGTGAGCGTAGAAAACGGCAATGTCAATCGGTGGCGTTGCACCGTATAAAAACGTAGACATACGGAGGTAATCAATGAAAAGAGAAGATTTAGTATCAATGGGTTTGACCGATGAGCAGATCGAAAAAGTCATGGCTGAAAATGGTAAAGACGTTCAATCTGCGAACGCAAAGGCAAATAAGAACAACATAGAACTTGAAAGACTCAAAGCTATCGAAAAAGAGTATGAGGATTTAAAGGGACAGAGTATGTCTGAGTCAGAAAAAAATGCGAAAGCTCTTGAAGATGCTCAGAAGAAGATAGCTGAGCTGGAAAAGACACAGGCAATTGCAAGACAAAGAACAAGTGCAGCCGAGAAATTCAAGATTTCCACTGAACAGGCAAAGCTAGTGGTTAAGGATGATGGTTCCATGGATTATGACGCTCTTGGAAAGATTATCGCAGATAAAGAAACTGCCGCTGCCCAGGCTAAAGAGAAAGAGATAGCCAATGGCTCAACACCGCCGGGTAATGGTGGTACAGGCAGCAATTCAAGTGACACAAAGACGGAGGCAGAAAAAATAGCTGCCGGTCTTATTGAAAAACAAAATACAAAAAATGATATTTTGAAACATTATATTTAAGGAGGAAATATAGATGCCAAGTATGAATATGCAGTACGAAAAAACAACATACTCAGGTGATGTGCAAATTCTCAAGAGAGAGCCAAACGAGGCTATACCTCTTACTTTGGATTTTGAAGAAGTTACAACAAAGGTGAATGGCAAAAAGATAGTTAAAGCCGGAACTCCGATTGGTAAAGACGGCAAGGTTGATAACACAGCAACGGTAGTCGGCATACTTCGATTTGACGTGACAGAAGATAGACCACAGGGAGTTCTTCTTAAGAAAGCATATCTTAACACAACAGTTGCAGAAAAACATTCAGGAGTAACATACGATGCAGCGGTCAAAACAGCTCTGCCAATGATCGTATTTGAGTAGTTCAGGAGGTAAAACATATGTTAGTAAATGAAGTTATTGACAGTAAGTCAATTGCGCTATCAGCAACAGAAAACGCAAGTAATCAGATTCCATATCTTGGATTACAGTGGTTTCCAGAAAGAAAGAAACAGGGACTTGACCTGCAATGGATAAAAACACATAAGGGACTTCCTGTATCTCTTGCACCATCTAACTTTGATTCAATTCCAACAATCAGAGCTAGAGAGGGACTTTCCAAGGAAAAGACACAGATGGCATTCTTCCGTGAGGGAATGACCATAGGCGAAGCAGAAATGCTTGAAATAGAAAGAGCAAATACTGCTGATGATCCATACCTTGCAAGTGCTCTTAGCGCGGTATATGACGACACAAGCAGACTTGTAAGCGGTGCGGAGGTTGTTCCAGAGAGAATGAGAATGGCTCTCCTTTCTACGGTAAATGGACATCCAGTTATCACTATTAAGAGCGATGGTGTTCAGTATTCCTATGATTATGATTCTGACGGATCATATACTACGGATCATTATATCAAACTTGATGGAACAAGCATGTGGAGTGATACAGCTAATTCAAAGCCGCTCACAGACCTTAACAATGCAAGAAAGAAGTTACAGAAGCAAGGCAAGATTGCCAGATATGTGCTTATGAACAGCAATACATTCCAGTATTTGCTTGATAATGCGCAGATAAAAAACTCAATCCTTGCACAGAACCTTACAGCAACTATTGAGGTTGATGATGATACTGTTATTTCAGTAGTGCAGAAGAGAACAAAACTTACTATCGTGCTTTACGATAAGATGTACATTGACGATGAGGGCAAGGAACAGTATTTCTATCCAGATAATAAGGTTACACTTCTTCCAGAGGGTAATCTTGGCAATACATGGTTTGGCACTACACCAGAAGAGAGAACTGCAAGACAGGTAGCAGATGTTGATGTAACCCAGTATGGTACAGGAATTACAGTTGCTACAAAGACAGAGTATGGCCCACCAATGAAGATGTCAACATTTGCGTCTGAAGTTGTTTTGCCATCTTATGAGAATATGGATAGCACTGCCGTAATTGAAGTTCATCACGAGTAGGAGGCAACTTATGATATATCCCTATATCGTTGTAAAAGATGGGGTATGGTATGATGCCGGAAATGACGTTCCGGAAACAAGCAGACTAGAAACAGAAAAAACTGATTATGGTGTTGCTATTCATACCAAGACCGAGATCAACAGAATGTCAACAGACGGTCTAAAAGCGCTTGCAATATCAGAGGGTATAGATAACGCCGAAAACATGACAGGTGGCGCATTAAAAGAAGTGCTTATAGCTCATTTTGCTTTGTAGGAGTAGGAGGTAGTCATGGAATACACATTGGTAGAGCAAGTCAAAATACGAAAAGGTCAATATGAAGTCGGTGACGATGACTCTATCAAGTGGACTGTCTTACAGGATAATCCAAGAATAGAGCAGCATATTGAGGAAATTAAGCAGGAAATACGCAACAAGCGTAATTACCCATCTGATTACACAGATGAGCAAATAGAAGAAGATATGAAACGATATACTACCAATATAGTCAGCTTGGTTGTATATGACTTATCTCAAGCTGGTGAGGAATACATGGCAAGTTTTGGCGAAAATGGAGTCAGCCGTAGTTGGATTGACAGAAATAAGCTGCTAGCTGATATATTCCCATTTGTTGAGATATTATAGAAGATTGTGCGTTACCTAACAGTAGCAGAGGGCATACATTATGGTGGTGGTGGGCAGTATGCAAACATAAGAGAAAGGCGGTAGATATATGCCAGTAGCAATAATTATCAGCATCATATCGGTTACTTTCTCTATTTTTTTTGGAATTGTCAGCCTTGTGCTGAATATCAAGAATAATAGAAGAACTGATAACTCAGACCTAGAAGATAGAGTCCGAGAAAACACCCGCATAAATATGAAGTTAGATGCCATATCTAGCAACACTAAGGACATAAAAGATGAAGTTGTGGAAATGAGAAAAGAGCTTAATTCCCATGACAACAGGATTATTAAAGTTGAGGAAAGTGTTAAGTCGCTTCATCATCGCATAGATGGAATGGAAGCACGACTCAACGAAAACAAGGAGGTGTAAAAATGAATGTTATACAGAGTCTTGTAGCCAATATGGCTATTATAATGTCTGTCATAGGCGCACTTACATTTGTTGTGGCGGTAATTACACAAGTAATCAAAGGCGTTGGTGTATTTAAGAAGATACCAACCGACATGTTGGTGTTTGTGCTGTCCATAGGTATTACCGTTGTGGCTTTTATTGCCTATATGCAATACATACATATGACAATACTTTGGTATATGATTCTTGCAGCTATCCTAGCCGGATTTGTAGTTGCATTTGTAGCAATGTACGGTTGGGAAAAGCTGTCTGAACTTTGGCGGCGATTTGGCAAGGATGTGAAGTAATGTCACTTGAGATTAATAAACAATCTATGAAGTATGCTTCTTATGGCAAAGAAGTAGAGATATATGAAAAAGATGATGATGGCAATATAAAGTATTTCATTACAGAAGAGGGACAAAAAATACCTCTTATAGATCATAAAGAAATATCATATGAAGAGCCTGTATCATTTAGGGCTAATATCTCTTTCTCTGGCGGTGAAGCACAGGCAAAAGAATATGGCTTTGATGTCAACGATTTTGATGCAATCATAGTTACAGATAGAGGAGCATACCCTATCAAAAAAAGTGACATTATATGGCTTGATAGCAAAGTTGAATACACAGAGGATGGCTATATTGATAAAACTTCTGCTGATTTTACAGTTGTAGGAGTTAAGCCAGCTTTGCGGTCAACAAAATATGTCCTCAAGGCGGTGGTCAAGTGAAAAAAACAATAGATGTATCTTTGTCTGTGAGTAGTTTACAGAATGCAATCAAGGAGCTTAAAGCCTATCAAACAAGGCTTGACCATAAATGCGCCGTTATTGCTGAAAGATTGGCTGATGATGGTGTAGAAGTTGCTAGAGTGCAATTGGCGAATTTAGATGCTATCTTTAAAGGCGAGTTGATTGAAAGTATACAATCAGAATGCGTTATAGATACAAAGGGTAGTCATATTTGGGCGGTTGTAGCCGGAACAGATCACGCAGCATTTGTTGAGTTTGGAACTGGCGTGATAGGACAAAAGAAACCATACAAAGGCGAATTACCTCCGGGAGTATCTTGGCAATATACAAGCGGTCAAACAATCCACCAACTCAAAGATGGTCGAATTGGTTGGTTTTACAGGGACGACAATGGCCATTGGTGGTTCACCGAGGGTATGCCATCTAGACCATATATGTACAATACTGCTCGTGAACTTGAAAGAAAAGTCAAGAACGTTGTGAAAGAGGTGTTTGACAATGGATAATGCATGGGCAATAGAACTTGGCTCGACAATATATAGCATTGTCAAGGCCAAGGCAACAGAACAACTTAAGGATAAATACCCAACGCTTAACGTTACAGATAAAGGTAAATCAGATCAACCAGCAGTATTTCCAACAATTTATATTCATGAATTGCCAGGAATGGAGCTGGGACAAGATTTAGAGGGACAGACAATCAACGCCATAAGAGAAACAATACAGGTTGATGTGACTTCCAACAAGAATCACAGCGAATGCAGAAAGATTATGTCCAAAATAACGGACATATATAAACAAATGAGATTTTCGGTCACCGGAACACCTCAATACAGTGTTAATGGTGGAACCTATATATGTAACATGCGATTCAGCCGTGTGTTTGGGGCTGGTGACACAATATTATAGTTAGCAATTAGAGCCATGTGGCTCTTTTTTTATGCACATTTTTAAGGAGGTAAAGACATGGCAGTACCAGGATTAAGTACACTGGGTATTACTTTTGGTTATGGTGTTGAAACAACCGCAGGAGAAAAGCCAACAGCATTTACTCAGCTGTCAAGAATCAATGAGCTTGGCGATGCTACAGCAGAACCAGAAGCTATTGACGCATCTGCTCTTGAAGATTTTTACACAAGAAACATATCTGGTAGAACTACTGTATCTGATACATACACAGTAACAGTAAACTGGACACCAGATACACTGGCGGAGTGGGAAAAGGTGCTTGAAGAGTACAAAAAGTTAGAGGGAACAGGTAAATCTATGTGGTTTGAGACAATCACACCTGGATTTACCAAGGCAGAGTTTATCAAGGCTCAGCCGCCATCAGTTCTTCCAGTGGCTTCAAAGGGTCAGAATGAGCTCTTAACGGTTGAGATCAACCTTATACTCGAAGACCTTGTCGGCTTTGATACAAAGGTAGCTTTTACACCGGGGGAATAGCAAACCACTCAGATACAGCCGTGCTGAGTGATGACGATACAAAAGATACAAAATCGGCTGATTATACGTATTAAGCAAACAAGGGGCGGTTTTCGGACTGCCCCTTTCCTATTAAGAGTAGGAGGAAAGGAAAATATTATGACAATTACAATGAATGGCAAGAAATACAATATTAAGTTTGGTAATAAGGCGGTAGCTAGGGCTGGATTTATCAGCAAGCTGGCAAGAATTGGAGTAATGCAGTCAAGTACAGACGATGGAGTTGGAGCAATAGAGGGAATGGAGCAAATGTATTTGTTAATGCCACAAATTTTACTTGCTGGATTACAGGCTAATCATTCAGATGAGTTTGGCTACAACTTAACTACAGGAAAAGGCCGTGACGAACAGCTTAGTAAGGTTGAGGATATGCTTGACCATTTTGTGGACGAGGAAAACGGAGATTTTCTTAAGCTTCAGGAGGATATCTCAAATGAGATGCTTCACAATGGTTTTTTAAAGAGACTGTTCGAGGTGGAAATAGCGAAAGTGCAGAATCAGGCACAGAAATAATCCTTGAACAGGATAACAAAGATTTTAATTACGAAAATTACTGTAACGAAATACTACCCCGTTGGTTAATGATGACCAAAGGCTATGGACTTACAGTTGAGGATATTGACAAATCTTGCCCAGCAGAGCTTGAACCATATGAAAAAGCATATCATATGGCAGAAAAAGAACACGACTCACAAGTATATGCATGGGTAGGAACGTATGTCAGATCTGCTCTTTGCTTTGCAATAGATCATTGCCTTAACGGCAAGAAAGCAAGTTCAGAGTATCTTAAAGCTCCACTTATGGAAAATGGAGAAGATAGGGTAAATAGACTTAGAAATGAGTTTATTGAAGAACGATTAAAGGCAAAACAAGAATGGGATAGGACACACAATATGATTGACGGCAAGGACTGATGTTTTTGCCGTCTTTTTTATTACAACAAGGCGGTGAAACATGGCAACAGTAGATAATCTTGAAGTTAAAATACATGCAAGTGCAACTCAAGCAGTTAATGCAGTAGATAAACTGTCAAATAAGCTCGGCACACTGTCTAAGACATTGCAAGGAATTGATAGTAATGGTATAGCCAAGTTTGCACAGGGCATGAACCAGCTTGCACAGGGCATGAATGCAATAAAAAATGTAAAAATGCCTGATTTTAACAGAGCTGCCAAGGGTATAAAGCAATTTGAAAACATCAACAGCGCAAAACTTACAGCGGTTGCAAATAGCATAAGCCCACTTGCCTCCAGTATATCAGTATTAGGAAACATGCAGTTCAACAACAAGGGCCTTACGAACTTCATTAATTCCATTACAAGGCTGTCTAATTCGAACATTAACGGCATGAATATAAATGCTATAGGCCAACTTGGAAATGCAATTGTAGGCTTATCTAGCACGTTACAAGGCGCTCAGAACGTTAGCACAAATGTAATTCAGCTTACCAATGCAGTTGGCAGACTTGCCAATGCCGGACAAAAAGCAAGTGTTGTATCAGCAACATTGCCACAATTATCTGTGACACTTCGCAATCTGTTTAATACCATGGCGCTTGCACCACAATTATCTGCTGGAACAATACAGATGACCACCGCACTTGGTAATCTTGCATCAGTAGGAGCAAAAGCCACACAAACCGCAGGCGGACTAGGGACACTTGCAGCAGAACTTAAGAAGTTTATGCAAGTTATGGCTACAGCACCACAAGTGTCACAAAATGTAATACAAATGACTCATGCACTTGCAAATCTGGCAGCACAAGGAAGTAGAACGGCAAGTGCAAGCAGAGGCATACAAAACAGTTTTTCCGGTATGGGCAACAGCGCTAAAAGTGCTAGAAAACATATATGGAGCCTTGCATCGGCAGTTGGAAAAATCTATGCAACATTTTGGGCAGCGCAAAGAGTTTTAAGTGGATTCAAAAAAGCCATAGACATTTCCTCTGACCTTACTGAGGTGCAGAATGTCGTTGTTAATACTTTTGGCCAATACACAGACAAATTAGAGCAGTTTTCAAAAACGTCGATAAAGACGTATGGAATGTCAGAATTGTCGGCAAAACAGACAGCTGGTAGATTTCAAGCTATGGGACTCGCAATGGGAGCCCCTGTTAAAGATATGTCTGATATGTCGATACAACTTACTGCACTGTCAGCCGACTTAGCTTCATTCTACAACATTTCACAGGAAGAAAGCTCACGTAAGTTGTGGTCGATATTTACAGGCGAGACGGAGCCTATGCGAGCTTTTGGTATTGACCTCACAAATGCAACCCTCAAAGAGTATGCAATGAAAAAAGGTCTTGACGCCAATATATCCTCTATGTCTCAGCTAGAAAAAACAATGCTGAGATATCAGTATGTCATGGATAACACCAAGAATGTACAAGGGGATTTTGCGCGTACTAGCCAGACATGGGCTAACCAGTTACGCATCTTACAGGAACAAATAAAGGCAGTTGCTGGCGTATGGGGTAATGCATTTGTTAATATGTTAAAACCGCTTGTACAGGCTCTTAATAAGGCTTTATCGGCGGTTTACACTTTTTCCGAAAAAGTTGTAAATGCCCTTGGTGCAATTTTTGGATGGAAACTAGAGATACAAAAGGGTTCTATATCTGATGATTTTGAAGGTGCTGCCGGTGCTGCTGATGATATGGCAAGCGGAACTAAAAAAGCCGCTAAAGCGGCCAAAGATTTAAAAACACATCTTCTTGGTATTGATGAGTTGAACGTGGTCGAACCGGATAAAGACACAGGCACAAACGGTGGTGGTGGTTCTGGTGGAGGCACTGGTGTAAGCGGTGCTGGTGGCAACAATGGACTTAAATACCAAATAAAAGAAACAGAGGGACTTTACAAGTCTAGCATCAAAAACCTTAACCAATTAGGCAAGTATATCAGTGATAGTTTGTCTAAGGCAATGGAATCTATTAAGTGGAATAAGGTATACAAAAAGGCAAAAAATTTTGGCAAAGGACTTGCCGACTTCTTGAATGGCCTCATTACTCCGAGATTGTTCTCTAATCTTGGTTCAACAATTGCCGGCGCAATAAATACAGCACTTACTGTTGGAAATACTTTTGCAATCAATTTTGATTGGAAAAACTTGGGTAAATCGCTTATATCTTCAATAACTGGATTTCTTAACACATGGGACGCTGGACTTACAGGAGCAACCTTATCTAACTTTGCAATAGGAATAAGTAAGACAATAGTTAGTGCTTTTGAGACTATTAATCAAGACGGCATCTGGCAAAAACTTGGCCAAAAAGTTGTGGATTTTATATGTGGTATCAATTGGGGAAGCCTTGTTTGGAACCTTGGTTCTTTGATTATTACTATGGCCAAGGAAATACCTAAGATTCCATTGCAAATATTTGAAGGTGTAGGCCAAGCAATAATTGATAAAGTATTTGGAGAAGGCTCATATAGCAAAATATCCAATTCCAAATTATTCAAGGGCATAAAAAAAGCACTTGAATATATCATAGCACCGATGAATTTAATTGTAGATATAATCAACAAGATCAAATCTGGTGTGGGCAAATTGTCCCCATATACAGATAAGGTTGTAACAGTATTAAAACCCGCATTAAGCACAGTCTCAAATTTATTAAGTACAGTTTTTTCGATTATTTCAAAAGTTGCCAGTGCAATAGGTGGGAAAATTTCTCCGGCATTAAATTCGATAAGAACTGTGCTTTCGCCTATATTGTCTGTTGCATCAGCAATTAGTTCAGTTATTCGGCAATTAATTGGTAACTGGATTGTTAAAAAAATTGCGGATATAAGTGCAAAAGTCCAAATTGCATGGGATATTATTAAGCCTGTTTTAAATTCAATTACTGAAAAATTGAAAACACTTTGGGAATATCTCAAGAAAATTGCGGACAAATTAAGCAGTGTTGCAAAATTCGGAATGAAAACAAGCCCTATAGTTGGATTATCAGGAATCATAAGCAACAAGTTCAATATTGATACGACCACCAACGGAAAGACTGATAAAGACTATAAAAAACTGAATAAATCAGTTCGCGGTGCTATATCGGCTTTTGATGGAAAAAATGTTGATTACAACGTAGACACGTCAGTAAATGATAATAAGACAGACAACGTAGCGACCATAAGAAATATAGGAAAATTATGGGCCGATACTTGGAGAGGCAAGAGTGCTAAGTACGATGCGCAAACCGCCACAAATGGACAAAATACACCAAGTAGCAGCATCTTATCCGGAATAGTTAATCGGTGGTCATCTGTATGGAAAGGCAAGAGTGCTAAGTATGATGCGCAAACCGCTATAAACGGTCAAAATGCAACTACAGGTGAAAAACTTTCTAGCATATCCAATATTTTCAGTCGGTACTGGAAAGATAAAACAGTTAAGTATAATGCAAATACCGCTGTTAACGGCAAGCCAACAACTAGCGGTAGTGCGGTTAAGTCAATTAACGATACATTGCAAAAGAACTTTACTGGCAAAAGTGTACAGTACAATATTAAGACACAGACAGATGAGGGCTTAAAAAAACTTGGTGAAAATGCCGCAAACAAAATCTTTATGGGTATGTCCCAAAAAGAAATAAAATTCAATGTTAAGCAAGCATCAGACCCACTTAAGCAAGCAATGTCTGGTACATTTAGCTTTATGCCAACATATGCAACCGGTGGATTCCCAGAAGATGGCTGGTTCAGGGCAAATCAAGGTGAGATTATGGGTAAATTCGACAACGGCAAGTCTGTTGTTGCAAACAACGAACAGATTACCGCCGGTATAGCAAGTGGAGTTAGGCAAGCAGTTGATGATGTTCTCGCGCCTTACTTGTCTCAAATCGCCCAAAACACAAGAGAGACAGCAGATAAAGATACATCTATCAATATTGATGGTCGAACCCTTGTCAGCGAAACGGATAGGCGTAGATCACGTAACGGTTATCAATTTACAACAGCATAGAGGTGATAATATGGCACAAGGATTATCAAGTTTTTTAAATGTCAACGGTGTGGACTTTCCGTGCCCCGCCGTTGGCTTTACTTATACTATTACAACGACAGTTAATGCTGGACGTAATGCAAATAATGTAACTATTGGTCAAAGAATTGGCAGAGACTTGTATAAACTGGATAATATGAAGTGGGTCGGTCTTGAACCTAAAATTTGGCGAGCAATGCTAAAAGCAGTTGAACCATTTTATATTCCAGTAACGTTTGAGGATTACCGAACAGGCAAGCCGATAACAATTATAATGTATCCGGGTGACAGAACAGCAGAACCATTGTTTGCAAGTCCAAAATCGCACATAGTAACTAAATATCGTAACTGTCAGTTCAACCTTATAGATACTGGTAGGTGATGTAATGCAAAATGTAAGCAAAAAATATAAGGAATCTATGAAGTCCATTAACCGAAACAGAGGTTATATCAAAGCAACAATAGGACTTGTAAATTCCCGAGCCCAAAACGAAATAAAACTAGACAAACAAACAAAAACAGTAGCATATTCTAATGACATTGCCCCTTTTGATGGCGAAGAAGTAACTAGAATATATGCTACAGCAGAGCCTGGCATTGCTGTCCTCGATGGCAATGCTTTTTTCTTGCCTAGAACTGGCACCGATTACTATAACAACGGCATTGTAACTGCTGATATTATGGGAACAGTTACAATGGTGCTAGCAAATTCGCATACTATTAAGGGCTTGACTGTCAATTTTGGAAAATGTTATCCGACTGAGTTTGATATTATTACTAACAATGGCACTACACGTTATCGTAATGCTGATGAAGTATGGATAACGGAAGATGTTTTTACAGACATAACATTTATTACAATCGAACCAACTCAAATGCGTTACGGGCAGAATAGATTGAGAATATACTCATTTAAGTGTGGTCTTGCAAAAACATTTACCAACGAAGAGGTAATGGACTACAGTAGTAAAGAATATGTATCTCCAATAGCAGAAACCATACCATCAATGGATGTTATGATTAAAGTTGATAATCAAGATCAATACTACGATCCAGACAATCCGGATAGTGCAATACAGTATATGGAAATCGGTCAAGAGGTTAAAGTACAGTTTGGCTATGACGTAGACGGACAGGGCAACATTGAATGGCTACCAGAGCAAACAACGTACCTGTCAAAATGGTCAGCAAACAGTAGAGATGCCACGTTTAACGCTACAGATAAATTCACATTGTTAACCGGGCAATACTATAAAGGTCAATATTATGCAAACGGAATAACCTTATATGATTTGGCACTGCTCGTATTGGCGGATGCAGGAATTACAGACAGTAGTAATTATTTTCTTGATAATTTTCTTAAAAATACTGTAACACACAATCCGTTACCAGTTGCTACGCACGCAGAGTGTTTGCAGATAATTGCCAATGCCGGCAGATGCACTTTGTCCATTGACAGGCAAAATAGGATTCATATACAATCCGCAATTACACCCACAAAAACAATATCATCAAATGGACAATTAGATTTTAGTGATATTGACAGCGTGTTACATGATGATAATGGAGCATTGACAGCTAAACAGTATGCAATGTTAAGGCTGACAGCAAGCAGGTATGATACATATAAATTAACAGCTTATGAGTATGCTACACAAGCAAAATTTAAACTTAAATAGTAGAGAGGTGATTTTTTGGCATCGCAAAATAAAACGGAGAATCTTGGATTATGTCAATTCGGTAATGATGATATTCCAGATTGGCGAACAGATTACACAGGAGACATGGACAAGATAGACAAAAGTATAAAAACAATATCAGATGAAGTTGCAGAAGTAAAAAAATCTGTCAGTGATGGCAAGTCTAAAGTCGCCAGTGCTATCACTGAAAAAGGTGTAAGCACAGAGGCGACAGATACATTTGATGTGATGGCGGAGAATATTGGAAAGATACCGACAGGTACATCGAACTCTCAGATATTAAGCACAACAATGATATCCGGTGTGGTGCAGTGCCGAGTGACACATGAGATAGATAATACATTAGATTAAAGGAGGAAGTATATATATGTTGACAAATAATTCCGCAGGGCTTATTAGTGTAAACCTTCAAAGCACCTCAGGCAATTATGATGTATGTAAAACTACAGAAGGCAAATCAGCCAGTGCAAGTTACTCCTGGCTTAAACAGTTGTTTAGCGCACTATTGCCTTTAAAAAATGTGCCTAGCTCATCCGCAACCGGAGTTTATTTGGTATTAGGAACAGGCACAACACCAGCGACAGTGGCAGATATAAAGCTTGAAAATGTGACAGAGGACTATGAAATTGTCACACAAACAAAGGCTATACCACTGAAATTCTCAAGCTCTATGATAAATATTACAAGGGTTATACAAAACACAGGCAATGCGCCACTAACCATATCAGAGGTTGGATTATATGCGAGCTATGCAAGTGCTTTTACAGGGGCGATGATGTTAGCACGTGAGGTTATCGAACCAGTAACATTACAGCCTGGCGAGAAGCACTCGTTCACGATGGACTTATGCGTAGAATAGGAGAAGGTGCAGAGCATGAAAACAGCTTACGCAATGTGCAGTACCGGGTTTTCACGACTTGACAGCGGGAACCTTTGTTTTTTACCTAAAAACAAAATATATAAAGAAGTAGGATATGTGAGCAAGGAAATAGCAAACGGCATTGGCGAGTTTTCTGCAAATCCTACAATTACTCTCAATTTAGATATATCTTACAGTTGGTATGGATTTATAATTAATTTTAGAAATTGTAAACCTCTTGAATTTACTATAAAAACTTATGATAATGATACGCTTGTTGATGATGTTGTTATTACCGATGTAGATAGCCTTAACTGGACAGACTACAATCGTTATGGCTCTGCGAACAAAGTCGTTATAGAATTTACAAAAGTTGAGCCATACGCAAGAGTGTCAATAGATTATGTTGGAATTGGTGACGCAACAGACTATGAACTGTCCAAAGATGATATGTTTGATACACCAACTGTTACGATGGAAGATAAATTAAAGTCAATTACCGTTCAAAAACAATCATATAAACCCGGCACCGACAAAAAAGAACTTGTGTCCGAAAAAATTACTGTCAATTCCAACAACAATATTGTAAAAGTTGACTTTTCAGCACCTAGTCACGGTTATACCGCCATCACTGATGCAAGTAATGTGGCAGTTACAGTTGTAGAAAGTGGTGCCTATTACTGCATGCTAAAATTTGATGGTCTAACTGACAAAGATACAACACTTACGTACACAGTCAGTGGATATGAGTATGTTGTGGACACTAAAGGATTAACCCATAGATACAATAACAATGGGGCCAAAACAGTTAATTGGAACAACCCACTTGTTGATAACACAGAAGCAGCTAGTTTGCTTGATGATTGGTTAGCGAATTATTACCTAGGTGCAGTTGATTATTCAATAAGTTGGCGTGGAGACCCTAGCGTAGATGCCGGGGATTTATTCAATCTGATTAAAACCAATAGTTCAACAGCAAAAATTAAGGCTTATCAAAATGAACTTACATTTAATGGTGCATGGAGTGGGAGACTTAGTGCTAGAAAGGCGGTGGATTAATTGTGGAATGAACCTAAGACAAATTGGAAAAGCGGCGATGTATTTGAATGTTCCGACTACAACAGAATTAAGAATAATATATATTATTTAAAGGAACAAGCAGAACTTTTGTGTGCACCGGTTGTAAACTTTGAAGATATGGGTGCAGATAAAACTTACACAGATTTTTATTATGCAGATGAATTTAATAAATTTGAAAACAATCTTGATCGAATTAATAACACTGTATTCCCTCAAGATATAGGTGTTAAGCAAACATTCTATGACAATGGTGCATTTATTGGCTCCGAAGAGATAAGCCGACTTGAAAATGCTTGCCAAAAAATAAAAGATATGCTTGACAGAATAAGACAAACGAGAAAACGCATTCCATTCAGAATGGGAGCATATAAAGACATTAGAATATAGGAGGTAATATATTATGCAGGAATTAAATAATGACTATAGAGATGATATACTGTCATCCGAAATGAATGGAAAAAGAAGATACAACATGATTCACAACTCCGATGGTACGGTAAGTTTTGAAGATGTAACAGAATATGATCAAACAGGTGACGATTTTAATGCAGGACTTATTAATGCAATCACATCAAACATTAACGAATTAATCCCTGTATTGCAAACAAAGTCATTAATAGATGTTTTATCAGCTTCTTTTACCGTGCCAAATAACAATGAGTATGTAGAAGCAACAATAAGTATTGCCGTACCAGAAGGAACAAAAGAAGTAGTGCCTATAATGATGTCAACACAAGGTGAACCGATTTTTGTACATACTCCGAGTAGTTTCCCATGGGGTACAATCAGTGATAATAATTTTACCTTAACACTTGCGTTTAATTCCAAAGATGCTAAGACATCAACAGATGTGGATTATATTTTCCTTTGCATAGGAACAAATTATTAAGGAAAAGCGGAGATTGTGATTACTCACTTTCTCCGCTTGTATTTGTTTCATCCCATTCGTCAAGACTCACATATTCTCCACTTGTCTCTCCATCAATATTGAGATAGACAACATCATATATAAAATTGTCAGTATCATATACTAACATTTCTACAGTAAAATCACTTTTAACCTCAGCTCCAAATGAATTTGTGCTATACACATAACTTTGAACTACAACAAGGTGCCCTTTTCTTTCCATTGCAATATCGCCCTGACCAAAAACAGAAGATGGGAAATCTGCCGACTTAGGATTTTTCAAGCAACTTTCAACAGTTTCTTTGGCCATATCCCAGTAAGATTGAAATTGCAAACCAGATATATCCGTTGCATTAACCTCTTCAGTAGTAGTCTCTGTTTCCTCCTCAGTTGCTTCTTCCGTGGTTGGCGTCTCAGTTGTCTCTTCAGTTGTGGTTTTTTCAGTAGTAACCATTTCCGTAGTATTATAAGCAACTTTTTTATGCTCCGATTTAGGTTGGTTCACACAACCTATTCCAAGTAATATTCCGCCAACAATCATAGAACCAAAGATGCCTATTATAAATGGCATAGCTTTTTTATTTTTACATAATAATATTATAGTCAATGCTACACATATGCCAGCCCCTAAAAACATTATTATTGCTCCAAACACAATTAAAAAGTTACTCATTTGTATTCACCTCTCCCATGTGGTATATATTACAGTCATAGTACCATGTATTTCCCCGAATTACCATATATTATGACAAAAAATTTGACTTCTATTTTAATTTATTTGCACATATAATATAAGTATACAAATGACAGCGAATTTGTATAGGGGGGTATAAGGTTGTGGAAGAAAAAAAGAAAGAAATAACAGATACAGTACAAAAGATAGCAGACGAACGCATAATTAACATACTATATGCTTATGTTATGAATCTCATTAAGTAAAACAAACCCCAAGAAGTACCATTTGGTATTCCTTGGGGCGTTTTTTATTTCTTTGAAATTGAATCAATCAATTTTTCAAGGCTATCCCAACCATTTTCATCGAGAGTGGCAAGGGCAACAATTAATCTTTTTTTGAAAGACTCATCATCTGCCTTGGTAATCTCGGCAAGCATTTCTCCGAGTTGTTCTTCTTTACTTTTCTGTATGAACATTTCTCCTTCGCCAGTTCTCAACCATGTTTCATTGACATCATATTCTTTACATATAATTTTGATTGTCTGTTCTGATGGAGAATTTTCACCGCTTTCCATTTTGCAAATAGCTGATCTTGAAACTGAAATACTCTGAGCAAAGTCTGTTTGATTTTTACCAACCTTAATTCTCACTGCCTTAATTCGTTCTTTCATGTTGTGCCTCCTTTCATCTAATAGATTACCACAAAATGCACATTAAGTCAACAAAATATGTTGACAGCGTTGATTTAATGTGCTATCATGTGTACATCAGATGAACAAAAGGAGGTGAGATAAATGAGCGAAAAAGAAAAGCAGATAGTTGAAAAACTCAAAGAGACCTTACCGAACATGTCAGATTTTGACAAAGGCTACTTACTAGGCAAGGCAGAGACACTGGCAGACGCGGCGGAGAGCAGCCCAAAGGAAAAGGAGTAGCTAGAGAAATTTACACTATAAGGAAAGGAGAAGTATGAACGAAATACAGTTATTTACAGATGGCGAATTTAATATGAGAACCGCCGTTGTAGATGGAGAGCCGTTATTTTGCTTGGTAGATGTTTGTAAGGTGCTGGACATTCAGAACCCATCAAAGGTCGCTCAGCGATTGGATGATGATGAACGCACTAAATTAGAGTTAGGGCGTCAGGGTGAAACGAACTTCATAACTGAGAGTGGCTTATATGCGGTTATCTTGCGAAGTGACAAGCCAAACGCAAAGAGTTTTCGCAGATGGGTAACATCTGAGGTACTTCCATCTATCCGCAAAACAGGTGGCTACAATAAGCCACTTACAACGTTGGAGCAGATTCAGCTACTTGCCCAGGGCAACACTGAGCTTGCAGAGAGAGTGGACAGGGTTGAGGACAAGATAGGCAGTCTTGAAAACGATATGCCTTTATACGGATGTGAGATAGACGAAGTGCAGAAACTTGTCAAGCGCAAGGTGGTATCAATCTTAGGTGGTAAAGATAGCGAGGCATACGCCGACAGGAGCATAAGATCGCAGACTTTTAAGGATATATATTGCCAGCTTAAGAGAGAGTTCGGTTGCGTAGCCACATATAAGAGTATCAAGCGCAGGTACATAGACAACGTGAGAGAGTTTATTGATGGTTACTCAGCACCAACGGCACTTGCCGAACAGATAAACAATGCTAATTCTCAGATGAATATGGGTCAGTATTGTGATGCCAGGAGGTGATTGCGTGGGAAGAAATTTAGACACGATTATAATTCGTGTCTTGTGCACACTGATGGCCATTATGTTTTATATAGCCATCATATGCGTACCTATAGGGTTGGAAATATTTAACATTCATTTACCCATTTGGGTAAAGATATTGATTATTTTGGCATTTGCAGAATTGGTTCTTACAATGCTGGTAGTTGAGCAAAAGATGGAAACTATAGAGGAGGAAAGGAATGAGAGAAAAAAATATTAGTGATTGGCCAAACAACAATGCGGTGATTGCCGGATGTGTTGTTGACACACCTATATATGAGTTTTCAGTAGGTAATAAGTCGTATTATCGCGTGATTATAAGTGCAAGGCGACTGAGTGGAACAGAGGATTTAGTGCCTTGTTATATTGAAGATAGTAAGGTCTCATATATCAGCAAATTTGATTATGTAGAGGTAGTCGGGCATATCCGCACTAAGCATGTTGTCGATTCAACAGGTGTAAATCACACAAAAGTATATATAGAGGTACATGAGGTCAATCCTTATACTACATGCGATAAAAACAGAATTGATTTTATTGCCCATAAGTTTGCCGATGTAGAGATCAGGGCGACCCCTAGAGGATATAGGGTTTGTGACACTAGGGTAATCAATAATCTTCCTAATAGGATTGGAAATCTGATTCCTATTCTTTTATGGAGTAACAATGCTGAACTATTTGCAAGAATACCGCTTAACTCTATTGTCGGCATAACTGGCAGATTTCAGTCAAGGGAATACAACAAATTTTATGAGGATGGCACCGAAGAGAAAAAGACAGCTTATGAGATATCTGTCTCAAGATTCAAAGTGCTTGAAGAAAGGAAGGAGAGCAAAGAAGATGGACATTAAATGTGAAGGAACATGTAATAACAGCGGTGCAGACAGTGTGACTATTCCTCGTGATAGATATGAGGAATTAATAGACATGGAGACGAGAGCCGATGTGCTCATAAGTGTAGCAAGAAGAGAAAAGTATATAGATCTGGACGTGGTACTTATTATACTTGGTGAATTGCCACTGGAGGTAGATAAAAAATGAGAATCAGTTTGAAAAAGTTAATTTTAGAAAACTTCATGTGTTATGCACATAAGGAGATTATTTTTGGGGATAACACTAAGATTGCCGCTTCCAACGGCAAAGGGAAATCCTCAATAACTAACGCTTATATGTGGCTGTTATTCAACTGTGATTATCAGCTCGCCGATAATCCACCTATTCGCCGTATGATTGATGGCAAAACTGTGGATGACACAGACGTATCGGTCACAGCTGTGTTTGACGTTGATGGCAAGGAAGTCATCATGCGTAAGTCTCAGAAGAGGAAATATAGCAAAGATGGCAGCAGCTACAAGGATGATAATTCCTATTCAATCAACGATGTGCCTAAGACATTAAGGGATTTTAATGCATATCTTGACGCTGATATGTCTATTCTCAAGATGTGTAGTAACATCAATGCATTTTTGGCAAAGAAACCAGCAGAAATGAGAGAATTTCTGTTTGGATTAGTAGATGGCGTATCAGATGTTGATGTCGCAAAAAGCAAAGTTGAACTTACTGAACTTGTTCCACTCCTTGAGAAGTATACGGCAGACGAGCTTTCAGCAATGAATAAAGCCACAAAGTCCAAAGTTGCAAAGGAACTACCAGTTCTTGACGGACAGATAGCAGAAAAGGAAAGAGATATACAGATCAAACAGTCAATAGATATATCCGCCTTGGAATTGCAGAAAAATGCAATTAAAGAAAAACTGAACAAGGTCACAGAAGATCAGATGGACATGGATAAGGTAGCTGCTGAACATGATGAGATCGCAGACAAAATTTTAAAATTAAAGTTTGAAATATCTGCGATGCAGAACAAAGCAAATGAAAATCTTGATTGCAAGAGAGCAGCACTTAGAAGTGCGATAGATGATTGCAAGACTACTCAGATGAATGTAATTCAGGGGATTTCTGATAACGATTGGGATATCGACCAATCAACAAGAACTTTGGGTATTTTAAGGTCAAAGAAGGAAAAACTTGTTGCTGAATGGAAATCCGTTAATGCTGAGAAATTTAACGAACTTACTACTGTGTGTCCGACTTGCCATAGAGAATTTCCGGCAGAAGATATCGAAAGACTTAAGAGTAATTTTGCACAGAATCAAGCCGAGCGACTGACAGTAATTGAGACTGATGGCAAGGCCATAGCTCAGAAGATCAAGGAGATTGAGGAGCATATAGAAAAACTTAAAAAATGCAATGAACTCAATCGAAAGACTGTTGCTGATACAGGAACAAAGCTTACCAAGCTTGAAGAAGAATATAACGCACTTCCATTATGCGTTGACATATCAGGTGATGATGAGTATATCGGCGTGATGGCGCAAATAGAGGCGTTTGAAATTAACATGGCTGGTATGGAGACAACAGCCACAAGGACGAGACTAAAATCCGAAGAGACCACACTCAGGCAGGAGTTAGCTGAGTGCGAAGCCAAGATCGCTAAGTCTGATACAGAAGCTGACGAAACAAGGCTTGAAGAGTTGCTGGCTAATAAGCGCAATCTTGGACAAGCTCAAACGGATGCACAGAAGACTATTGATTTGTTGGCTGATCTTGATAAGGCTAAAAATGAAGTCCTCACAAATGAAATAAACAAACATTTTAATTTAGTAAAGTGGCAGCTATTTGAATTTGCTAAAAATGGTGGATATAAGTCAACATGTATTCCTACCATAGATGGCAAGAACATTCTTACCACGATGAGTAACAAAGGAAACAGGATTCTTGGCAGAATCGATATCTGCAATAGCATTCAGCAAATTAGTAATGTTGCTTGTCCTATGTGGCTTGATGATGCAGAGAGTCTTGATTCTGCAAATCAGCAGAATGCTGTAGGCATGGTAGATGGTCAGATAATAATGCTTGCCGTAAACGACAGCGAGAAATTGGAGGTAATGTGATGAGTAAGGCATTAGAAGTAGCAAGAGAGCTTGTAAGGCAGCTTGAAGAAGCAGAAAGAAAGAACAAGGTAAAATTATCAACCTTAGCACCTGGAGATGTGTTTGAGATTGGAAAGAACGACTTTATTGTGCTTGAACAGATGAGTTTCGAAACCAAGGTTATTTCCAAGGATTTTATGGCCGAAAACATAGTTTATGATGAGGATTCAAGAGATTACAACGAGTCCAACCTTAAGAAAGTGATTGAGGATGAGATTCAGCCGATAATTGAGTCAGAGGTTGGAGAAAACAATCTTGTTGAGCATACTGTTGAGTTAACATCAGTTGATATGCAGCATGAATTTGATGATTGTGAATGCAAGGTAAGACCTATCACTTTTGATGAGGCTAGGAAGTACAACAACTTACTCCCTAACAAAGAGCTAGACGATTGGTGGTGGACATGTACTCCTTGGAGCACTGAGGAAAGAGGTTGTAGTTATAGCATCACCGTTGTTTCGTCCGCTGGCAATTTCAGCCGCAGCAGCTGTAACTTCAACCGCGGTGTTCGCCCGGTTTGTATCTTAAAATCTAATATCTTTGTATCAAAGAAAGGA